AGGTGATGACGTCGATATGGGAATGGGTGGAGGAGGTGGATACACTGAAGAACAGCCATCCAAGGGGTATACCTCTATTGACGAAGAGAAAGCCGATTTACTAAACAAACTTGCACGTCTTGAGAAGAAGGGTGTAAACACCAATAAACGTCTCAATATGTATTCGAATATTGATGAGATTCGAACAGAAGTTAAGCGTATCACGTATGGTATAGAAGTGGATCAGAGTATTCGTTTCTCAAGGCGTATGCTTGTTGCTTGTGTCACTGGTCTCGAATTTCTTAACAAACGCTACAACCCTTTCGAGATTCAGCTTGAAGGTTGGTCTGAAAGTGTGATGGAGTCAGTTGAAGATTATGACGGAGTTTTCGAAGAGTTATATGTCAAGTACAGGAACAAGGTGAACGTGGCACCAGAGGTGAAGTTGATCATGATGCTTGGTGGTTCGGCTATGATGTTTCATCTTACCAATTCCATGTTCAAGGCAGCTATACCTAATGTTAACGACGTACTGAAGCAGAATCCCGACCTTGTTAAGAATATGATGTCAGCGGTACAGAATACAGCTGCCCAGTCTCAGGCACAGACTACACCAGATAACCCAGATGGACCCTATGAGATGAAGGGACCTGGTGTCGACATTTCGTCTCTTATGGGAGGTATTATGATGCCTCCTCCTCCACCAATGAACACAAAGCCTCTTGAGACTGTTCGTGAAGATCCTCCTTTGGTTGATGAAGATGACAACGTGTCTGACATCGTTTCCATCTCGGGAGAGTCTACCGGTGGTGAAGTGAAGGAGGTAAATGTTGCAGGAAGCTCTGGTCGGAAGAGGAGAAGGAAGAAGACAGAAATTAATCTGTAGACATAGTATAAATGATAGGCTACTGTCCAATCGAGGAGGAGCCCGTCGCTCCTCCAGCCCAAAGGCGGGTTGCGGTCCCTCAGAAGAAACCGACGACAGTGGAAGATACAGAGTGTAACTACGTAGTCATGTTCTTCATTGTTGGTGTATTGACACTTGCGTTGATGGACACGTTAGACAGGTAAATGAAAATTCCCATTTCCCATACTCATATGATGAGTATGACAAATGTGACTTAAGATAATAATTGTTTAACTTATGATAGAGCTTTTAAAAGAAGAGCTGGATGAACTTGATAAAGTAAATTGGTGTGAGGGTCCTGAATATTACAGGTTTCACAATTTTGACCCTAATAAAAAACCATCAGAAGATCCTGATAAAGAATTTGAAGCGTTACAAACGATTATCGATACGGGAATAAGTGGTATTGAAAATTACACGTTACCAAAATACTCAAACAGGGTACGTTATAATAGAAATTTTTGTGGTGAAATCATTCATCGTATAGCGTGTATACTTAAAAAATATTATGACGCGAAAAATGTTATGCATAGAGGTACATTTTATTATCCACCAAACGCGGAGTGTTTTTGGCACACAAACGCTGATGCTCCCGGTAAACGTATATATCTCACGTGGGCGGAAGAAGATAACAAAAGTTTTTTTAAATACTATGATAACGTTGAACGTAAAATTATTACAAAGTATGACAAAAAGGGATGGAATGTGAATGAGTTTGACATTCCGAGTGACGGATTTTTATGGCATTATATCGCTACAAAGGATACAAAAAGAAAAAGTGTGGGATTTATGATAGAACACAATAATGAAAACTTAATTCATAGAGTAGAGCCAGTTCTTTACCACGTCTGTCTAAAGGGTGAAGATAAAAATAATTTGATGACTGTTCATGAAGCATATAAAAGGATTATAAAAGTACCAATGTTGTTCGATACCCACGGAGAGCGTGACGTAGACGAAGAAACAAAAAGAGCTTTAAGTATCGCACGTAACATGTTCTGTTCAGATGAATTTGAACTTTTTAGGGTAGAATAAATCATTTTTGCCATACTTATTTGATAAGCATGGGAAAAATGAACTATTATTTAATCTTTTCGGATAATTCCTTTACGGCTTCGATGAGAAGGCCTATGAGACCATGATACGATACAGCATAGAAACCATCATCCCTTGTAGAGATGGTTTCTGGAAGAATCTTCAGTACTTCTTGAGCAATAACACCCGCAGATTCTTTTTCGTTAATCGTGTATGTGTACCCAGAAATCTCCTTTACTTTATCGAGAGCTTTAGGAATCTTTTTAATGTCACTCTTTAGACGTTCATCTGACGAAATAACAAAATCAGTAGCTGTAATTTCTCCGCCGAAAGTTACATTTCCATTGAATGTAGTACATGTTATCTGACCGAAAGTTCCATGACCGTTATTTTCGATTTTTGCGGCAATTGAATCTGTAACTGCGTCTCCAGTCCTTATCTTGAGTGCTCCTCCAATCAATAATTCACCATCGGTACCATCTGTACCAACTCTCAAACGACATGTTTCAGTATTATTATGACGCCATGATGTATCACCATCTAGGATAAGAGCCTCTGTTTGACCATTACCCTCTATAGTCATTGTTTGTTTAAATGAACCATTACCATCTTTATCGATAACAGCGTTAAAAGTGTTAGCATCTCTACCAACCCTTAAATTAGCACTTGTGTTATTGTAAATGTCTACGTTACCATTGTTTCCAGTACAATTGATAGCAGACGCACTTAATGTACCATTGAAAGACCCATTTCCAGTTCGAGTTAGTTCAACATTTTCAGTAGTGCCATCATCAGCGAACATGGTAAATTTCCCACCTTTTTGGCGGATATGGTGGTTCACCGTCATATTACCACCGAATGATGAGGTACTAGAAAACTCAGTTGGTCCAAGAAACGACCCGGTTTGATTAGCGGGAACGGTTAAACCACCATTTAAAGTCGTACGGTGGGTAGCACCTACTGTAAGAGTATTATTGACGGTCATCGCACCGTTAAATGTAGATGTACCATCCTTATCTATAGTAGCATTAATATCGTTAGTACCCGTACCAATGTTCAATTCTGCACCCGAGTGGATTATACCAACCGTCCCCGATGTGACATTTATACCACCATGGGTTGTTATCATCCCATGAAATGAAGATACACCGTTTGTTTGTAACAGAATTTTATCACCAGTACCATCGTTCATGCTAAAAGATCCATTAGTCATAGCCAGGTTACTGTTCATCGTCATGTCACCTCCAAATGAAGATGTGCCAATTACTTCAAGATTATCGGTACCGGCATCCCCCATTTTTACGTGACTCTTAAATGTGGAAGCACCTGCAACTTCGAGTGCTGGATTACCTGTCGAAGTGTCAGATGACGCATTTATACGTACGTTACTGTAAAATGAACCTGTTCCATCCTCTCGAAGAATAACTCGGTTAACAGACGGACCATTTTTCATGATAAAACTTTGACCATCGACGAAAACATTTGAATCTACTGTCATGTCACCACCAAAGGAAGATGTACCAATGGTTTCTAGATCATTGTTGAGTGTCATAGCTCCTCCAAACGAAGAGGCACCACCCACATCTAGAGTCTGGTTAATATCTATGTTACCACCAAATGAACCATTTCCATCAGGTCTCAATAAAATGGTATCATTAGCAATACTCACGTTCGTTGAAACGTGAACATTCGAGTCTTTGAGTCGTAATAAAGATGTACGAGTTATTTCATTTGTTTGAACATTGGAACCCATTATGTTGATGACGTTACTGTTGTCTTCTTGAATTGGTGTGATAACAAGTGTGTTTCGTCTCGGTGCAACTATTGGTCCGGTACCCGTTGCGTTTATAACAATAGAACCTTGTGTGTCACTCTGTTGTTGTAGGCCGCTGTTGTAATTGGCTAATGTACCTATAGCTATAGAGTGATTACCCATAAAACGACCCGCCTGATTACCAATTGCCAGTGCGGTATTTAAAGACGACGTACCACCACCTGCCTCGTCACCAACTCGTACAGTTGCAGATGCTACTCGACTCATTAACTCCGACACATTACTTTGTAAATCAGTGATATCACCGAAGTTTGTGACAGACTCAATCTGTCCCTGGAGAGATGATATATTAGAAAAATCAGTTTCCTGCTTCTCTTGTAAAGTTATAACGTTGGAAAATGTGTCATTTAAAATGAGTACATTGGATTCATGGTAATCTTCCAAATTGGAAAGACGTGTAGCATTAGAATCAGCGTCTGTTTGAAGAATGGTTACATTAGAGTATGTACCATCAACAATAACAGCATTTGCTGCTAGATCAGTGAATAATTGATTAATACGAACAACGTTATCTGTGTGGAAATTCTGTAATTTTACTAAAAGAGGTGAATATACAGTACCCGCAAACTGACTCAAATATGATTCAATACTTATGATATTACTTTGTATGTTGCTTATGTTTGAAAAATTATTGGAACTGAGAACCTCAAGATTAGAAGTCCTTGTAAAAAGTTCTCGTGTATCACCAACATCTACTGTGGTGGCACCCTTTGCAACTACGGTACGTTCGCCATTATCATCGAGAACATTGAAAACAATTTCTCGAACTTGAGGCGTTTTACCAACCATGGTTTACTACTTTAGTTTCCGAATAAAATTCCGGCCATTCCGTCCTGGACACGTAACACATTGAAATTCATCGCGTAAATTCGTATGTCTTCTCCAGTTCTCAAGGTACCAAGCTTTACATCTCTCAACTGAAGGTTGGCGTTATCGAGCCTACTGAAATTACAGGTGCCTGTAGATTTATAATCTGAGGCATTTGTACAAAAGTGGTACGCATAATATCTCGTGTAAAATGGGGTGTTATAAACTTCATTAAAACCAGAAACTCCGTATTCGGATTTGTAATAATTTTGCACTGAGTGGAAATAGGTTGGTGTCATACCTTCTAGTAAATGTGTACCATTTAGAAGTATGTCAGCTGTATCAAAAGTAAAACGATCTTCTATCACGTTACTGGATTTTGTTGGAACACCAAAGAATAGAGACTTGACTGGGTGATTAAACGATGATAAATCATAATCATTGTAGCCTGTTACCATCTTTTCTTTTATAGTTTGTGTCTGTGTGATTATGAAATCGTGCTTACTAGTTGTAAATCTCTTTCTTTCCGGTGCATCTAAATAAACATAATTACCATAAAGTTTTGCTGTAAATGGTGTGTTCATGTTCTTCTTGAACCTAACACGAACCTCTACTTGATGATATTGTAAAGCTACCATTGGGATGTAAGAACTTTTGCTGTTAAAAAAGAATGTTAGAGGAACAAAGTTGGTATTACTTACGGAACATTTATTGTTAATCTCCTGAGATTTCGTATAGGTGTCAGCAAGATAGTTTTGGTAAATGTCGCTAATGAAGTCAAACGGTTGTGAATCAACTTTTTGACCACCTATATAAAGATCTATGATAGAATCCTGAAACCCATCGACTAAGTTAGTACCCTCAAACCATAAACCAGTTAGAAGATCACCACTTGATGGGATGACACAAGAATCTTCTGCTAATGAAAATTCTTTTATAAATTTTGGAGCTTGTGCAAAGTTTGTGTGTCTCGAATATTTAGAAGTAAACAGAGACGTTCCTTCACCACTCATATAAAAAACATCTTGGGCCCCCTTAGCGACCAATTGTATCAATGCACCAGACATATCTATTACTTAACCAGATTATAAAAACAAACACTTTCCCTGAAAAGGGTTTTCGTCTTCTTCCTTTTCCTGGACAGCATCTATGTTGAAGCCACCTTGTTTATAAACTCGGAGACGTTTCTTATACATGGCAAAAAGTATAGACCAATGGTCTACAATATCATAAATATGTGGATTGTTTTGCTTTCCAGGTGTCTCTCTCATGATACGACCAATTGATTGTTGAATATCAGATTTGGGTGTCGCTAGAATAACAGTGTCTAATGTAGGAATATCTAAGCCTTCGTGTGCCTGACTGAATGTCGCAAATATGATTTTCTTTTTTGAAGACGCTTCGAGATCTGCCTCCTTCATACCACCCATGTAAAGACCGGAACTTTTTGGAAAACATTGATGAAGAAATTCACAGTGTTGTCTTCTGTCACTGAGCACCAACAATTGCCTGGTTCCACTGGATGCTTTCTTTACAAGATTAACCAACATCCTGTTTCTGTCACGGCTCTCTACGAGTTCAGTAATCATGTTTACCAACGAAAGCTGACCATTTCGTGTACAAGGCGGTGGATTCTTAAACATCGGACACTCATATTGGATCGAAAATACTTCAACCTGATCCTGGTTCTCTCTTTCTACTGCAAAGAATATAGGACCCATGAACCAATGTAAAACTTTGCTAAGACCATCTTTACGATGTGGTGTTGCTGAAAGACCGAAGATGTGTTTTGGACACATTTTGAAAAGACTTTGACTGAATACCTTTGCACAGATATGATGGGCTTCATCTACGATAACAGTACCTATGGTGTCGAAGTCACTGAATGAATATTCCTTCAATGATAATGATTGAAGCATAGCAATAACAAAATCACAATCGACTTCTTTCTTTTCTTGTTGGACCGTCCCTATTGTGGCACCTGGACAAAATTGTTTGATTCTTTCTCTCCATTGATCAGCTAGAAACTGCTTATGTACGATGATCATGGTTCTATATCCAAGTTTACACGCTATGGCCAGGGATACAGTCGTTTTACCGTAACCACATGGTAGAGACAAGACACCATGGCCTGCTTGAATTGCGGCGTTAAATGCATCGTTTTGTTTGGTTTCGTCTCTGAGTTTTCCTTTGAACTGAATTGATGTTTTGACGGGGGCTGGTCTCTTATCGGTTTGTGGAACATAACTTCCGTAGTATCTTGGAACGCAGATTCCATTCTTAGCTGCTCTGTAAACTTTAAAAGGCGGTGGCGGAAATCCGTACTCATTGTTGACAAGTGCTCTTACCGTAAGTTCCTTTTTAATTTCGGGTGTTGGATTCTCTACTATTAGACCAGATCTTGTAAGAGTTGTCATTCTTAATTAGTTAAAGGGGACAAACTTTAACTAATTATAATGCCTTCGCTCAACATTGATGAGAATATTAAGAAAATTCGTATGAACATAGAGGAGCTTTCACAGGAAGTGTTCAGGCTTCAAGGTATGCTTTCCACTTTTGAGAGTTTTAAGAAAGCGGGACTAAAGGATATTCAATTGCCCGAGGAAGCTGAGCAGCTTGACAATACCCAAGAAAAGCCCGAGTAATTTCCTACGTTCCACACACCTTTGAAATTTACATCGACAGTGACTTCATCTCCCGTTTTAAGAGATTGTATCGGACGTCCTTTGACTTCACACATCACTCTCCTATACCGGAATGGAACCTTTACAGTTAGAATGTTACCCTCAAGTGGATTATCGATGTGTTTATTTGTAAGTAAGTACCACTTATCTGTATGTATTTGATCTACAATTCCGGATAATCTAGTGGGAATTATAATACGGATATACTTTTTATCGTTAAATTCATACATTGGTTCATGAACAGTTCCTATGAACTTCATCGTCTTCTCCTATACACTAATATGATTAATAAAACTATAAGTAGCATAAGGATGTGTGTAATCATGAAAGGTTCATATGGGCGACGTGTTCCGAATTGCTTGTTGCAGAACGCACGGCCAACCTCAACGGCTGCTTCTATACTCGAATATGGTGTATTCCTTGGAGACATCATACCACACATGGCCACCTTTTTAGATTTACCAAAGAAAGGGAGTTGACCATTGGGGTTTAATACACCGGATGATTGATCGAACTTCCACTTTGTTCCATTCCACGTAGACCCCCACCCAATCCTAATTTCCTTTGGTTGTACGAGACCAAGTTGTTCGATAACTTTTTCGATCAACTTCTCTTCTTCCATGTGAACAACTTCATCGGTTAAATCACATATCACACAAGCTATGGTTCGTTTATCCGGTAGAACAACTGGTTGAAGATGTAACTCTGTATCAATGACGTATTGAAGATCGCTTGGAATATCCATATCTTCTTCGTATTCTAACATAACAGTTATGGCACCATACGTACTTGGTCCAATCTTTTCTATGGCATCTTCACCCCAATTGTCTTTCATAAGACTGATAGCTGGACTGTTATCGACACAAAGAATGAGAAGACCTTCTTTCACAACCATACCACTTTTAAATTGTGCCGCGAATCCATTATCCAAATACGTAATATCTTGAAGTTCAGCACCAAACTCAAAATGAACACCTTTATCGACCAGTGCTTGTTGCATGGCATCGTTCATAATTTTGAAGGACCCCTTAGGCTTGTAAGCGGACGACAAACCTGTATGATCAAAGCTTTTGACAAATTCATAGGCTGTCATGACATCCCAAGGTACTCCATCAATTATTAGTGTTGTTGCTTGCACAAGTTTTTGACCACCTTCCGACAGTTCTCCAACTGCATCTTTTACAGAAACTTTCTTATATTTCCATGGCATCACAAGTACCTTGACTGCTAAACTCATCAGTAGAGCATAATCCTTGGACGATAACTGTTTTTTAATGATATCGGCGTTATCAGTTTCGGCTTTTACAAAAATGTCGTCCCAAGCTATTCCCATCTCTTTCAAAAGACTTCTCGTATTAATGAACGCTCGATCAAAAACTATACGGTGAGCGTGAATATCTCTTGTTTCCAGTGATGGTTCCCACCATGAACCGCCAGCTGAAAGCTTTTTGTCGTACACGAATACCTCATGG